ACGGTGAAGTAGTTCATCAGCCCGCGCTTCTGCTGGCGATAGAAGTCGGGGATTTCGTTACGAAGCTGCCAGTTGCCATGCAGCGAAAGCAGCTGCGCCTGGTCCTGGTCCTTGTCGCCGAGCGCGCTCACTCCGAACACGTTGCTCTTGTCGCCGAACAGCTCACCATCGGCGCGGAACACAACGCGGGTCAAGTTCTCCATCATGATTGGAACGTTCGCGTTGGCGGCGTTCTTGTACGGCCACTCCTTCGGTGGCAGGTCTCCAGCGAATAGCTTCCAGTCCTCGGCGATGCGCTTGCGGCGCGGCTCGGTGTTCTCGAAGTCGTCGTCGAACTCGTCCACAATCTTGTTCGCGAGCTTGCGGATGGCCTTCTCGCCGTCCGGGTGCTTTTGGAAGTCGAGCACCAGGTTGAGCGAGTCCTCGTCGTACACGAGCACATCGGCCTTGTCCGGTGCAGCTTCGCCCTCTACGTCGTACTCGTCGGTCGCGCTTTCCGATGCGTCGACTTGCGGCGGTTCCAGCTCTTCGTCAGCCATCACTTCTCCTCGCGAATGACCATGTGGCCGATGAATATCCTGTCAGGCGCATCTTCTGCGTGCACGTATCCTAGCTTGTCGGCATACGCCGGGTGCAGCCCTATCGGCAGGCGCCGCTCGCTGTGACCCTTGGGGAATTCGTATATCCCCTGCACATTGCACAGAATCACTTCGGCCGCTTCTGGCGCCATCAGGATGCTTTCCTGGCCTGCCCGGCCAGCACAGCGCGCAGCGGTAGAAGGCACTGCTCACAAAGCAGCTTTATGCCTTCGTCAATTGCCTGCCAGGTAGCCTGGTCGCGGCCGGTGATGCGAATTATTCGCCACTCGGTACGCGCCTTGAACGGCGGGTTAGCGCCGCATCCAGCGCACTGGTCTTTCTTGGTCGCCATCAGCAAAGCTCCTGCCCGTAGCCAAGCCGCCCAGCGCGCGCCCTGTCTTTCGGCATCTCTTCTTCATCGTCCCACTCGGACTTGAGCGGGCGAACTGGAGGAATAGCAGCTTTTCCGCGAGAAGCGTAGGCACACCCGTAGGCGAGCGCGTCGTACGGGTGGTCCTCTCCGCCGTCGGCGGGCTCTTCGCTGTTGTCCTTGCTGGTCTGCATGGCGGGGAGAATCTGGATAATCCAGGTGCAACTCTCGAAGAACACGAGCCCCGGCACCTTGGTCTCCTCATCGTGGTCGACCAGGCGCTTGATGACGTGCTGGGCGTTCGTCTGACGGCTCTTCTTGTCGGCCTTCGTCCAGATGACGCCCTTCTCGGCGAACATATCCGCCATGCACTTGCCGCCCGCTCCGCGCTGCTCCCAAAGCTGGGTGTCTGCGGGGCCGGTGATGCGAGACGTCTGCGAGCGCTCGTCCCAGAGCCCGAGCCCGGTCTCGAGCACCTCAATCATCGCCGCCACCTCGTCGACCGTCTTGCCCTGGAAGCGGAGTTCCTTGATGCAGTAGAGCGTGTTCTCGTCGTCGAGCGCGAACCAGTGGATGCAGCCTGGCGCCTTGAACCCCCAATCCATCGAGCGGAACACGCGCCACCCAGCGGGCACCTTGAACGCCTTCACGACGTGCAGGTGCTTGCGCCAGTACTCGGCGAAGAACGACCCTGCGGTGACGTACCAGTCGCCATCGAGCAGCGCGGCGCGGATGTGCGGCTTCTGCTTCAGCAGCTGGAGCTCGTACTGCGCCACGAAGTCCTTGTCAGGATTGTCGTGGAGCTTGGCCGGCATGTAACACCACTTGTGCCAAGCCTCGGTGCCGTCGCGCCGTTTTAGCTTCTTCTTGAAGATGACGTTCCCGTTGGGGGCCGGGTCGACGAACCGCTTGCGCACCCAGTGCGGGTCGTTGACCGAGTAGTTCTCCTCACCCTCGCGGCGCATCAGCGGGTTGCTCATCGAGCGCACGCGCAGCATCAGTGCCAACACCGGGTCGCTCGAGCGCAAGCGCGTGGTGATTTGGTCATACTGGTATTCGTTGAACGCCGTGAGCTCGTCGAAGTAGATGGCAGAAAACTCGAACGACATGTACTGCTCGAAGTCGTTCGGGTCCTTGCAGTGGCCAAACTGGTACTTGAACCCGCTGGAGAACGTCCAGGTCGTCTTGTTCTCGTTCCACTCGGCGCCTGGGTCGATTGCCTTGAAGTAGCGGCGGCTGAGCGTGATGGTCTGCTCGAGCATCTTCACCGTGCGGCGCAGGTGTAGCGCCCATCCGACCGATGTGCCCCATTCGTGGAAGTGCTTGTGCCGGCGTTGCTCGCAGCGCTCGTGCTCGATGGTCACCTGGTCGGTTATGTCCATCAGCAGCGCGGTGGTTTTGCCAGGTCCGGCCGAGCCAGCTCCGAGCACCTCGTTGATGCCCATGCGCGCGGTGTCGTGGAACCGTTGCTGCCACGGTGACGGCTTGTAGAGCACGTCGGACATCAGAATGTCCTCGCGGCATCAACCACGTGGAGTTTAGCCATGTACTCGGCGCGCCAGAGCTCTGTCTGCCAAAACACGTCTCGCGCAGTCCAGTTGCCAGCTTCCGTGTGCGTCACCATCGCACCCTCCTGGCAGAACGCGACGACACCGCGAATCTCTCCGCTCTTTGCGCGAGCCAGCAGCGATTCGAGCGCCTCGATGCAGCCTTCGTCCGGTTCTCCTCCGGCAATCACCAGATGACTCATGGCGTCGTGTTGTCCTTCAGCAGCCCAGCGGCTGCCAGCAGCGCAATCAGGTTCGTGAGCGCCGCGTTGCCGCCGCGAGCACCGGTCAGCACTGGAGGCGTCGATGGCGCCACTTGCTCAACCAACTGCCCCGTCTGCCGCACGTACGGGATGAGCTCTCGGTTGACCGACTGGAGCAGCGTCTCCTGCTCGAACGGCCGCGTGGTGAGCTGCTTACGTTGCGCCATTGCCTATCGCCTTCACGATTGCCTCGTACAGTTCGCGACGCGGGCCAACCTTTGCCTTGGGGCCATCCTTCATCCAGTCGCGCCTCTGCTTCTCTGACAGGTCGAGCCACTGGCGCTGCGCGATGTCGACGATGCCGAGCGCGCGGCAGCACTCCTTGTCGGCGGCGAACGCCACCATGGCCACTTGGTGCGCGCTGAACAGCGGAACGTCGTCATCCTCTTTCTTCCAGCGCGTCAAGTCATGCGTGGTGTCGCCAGCGAATGGGCGGTCCCACTTGATTGCAGGCTTCCCTTCGCGTTCCACCATGTAGCCGCGGTCACCCGTATCCAGGTGGCGGTAGTACACGCGGTCCGATGGCTTCGGGTCGGCGTGAACAGCGGGCGTCTCGGGGCCGAAGGTCATTTCGCCTTCATCCTCTGCACCGACCGCCAGATGCTTGTGCAGCTCAGCAGCATGCTGACGGCGCTAACTCCGGATACCACGCCACACCAAAGATCAAGGCTCACTCGTGCTCCACTTCTCGCTCTTCGAACGCTGGCAGCGCGTCAGCCGATAGGACGACTTTTGAAACATTCAGCACGTGAGTGCCGCCCTTCTCCTGCGCGTTGGCCTTCATGATGCCGACAGCGACCACCGCTGCCAGCTTGAGCCCCACCGGCGCGTCTGCGCCGGGCAAGCATGCGTACTGCGCCAGCCGGTACGCCTTCTGCGCGTCCTCATCACCGAGCGCGTGGGCCATCTTGGCGAACGCCGGGTCGAGCTCTTTGTTCTGCGCATACTGCGGGTCGATGTCGCCGAACCGCATCGCGTGGTTCATTACCGTCATCGACTCGCGGTAGAGCTCGTCGCGCAGGCTGATGAGCTTGTCCTTGTTGGCGCGCGCCAGGCTCACCGCGGCGTCAGGAGCCTTGGCCAAGACAGGGCCCGTAACAGGCGAATGGGTCACCTGCTTGGGTTCTTCCGGCTTGGCCTTGCGCTCGGTCATCTCAGCAGCCTCGTTTGCCCTTCGCGGCGAGCGACGCCATCTTCTTCGCCCCGTACTTCTTCCGGCCAACCGCCGCCGCCACTGCGGCAGGATTGCGCGCGCCCGATGCCTTCGCTGACTTCTCGACGGCTTTGAAGCGGGCGCCGCTACCCAATTTTGCCATGGCCATGTTGCCTCAGGATAGCGCGGCGCTGGCCGGCTGCACAGTTGGCTTAGCTTCGGTCGCCTCGTGCCACGTCTGCGCGGCTACCCAGTTCACCACGCGCTCGCGCGCATCGCTCGGCAGGCTGCGAATCAGCCGGCTCAGCTGTGACATCACCAAAAGCTCCAAGTCAGACCCTGTTTTCTTGCTTCGCATGTTCGTTTTCCTTTTCGAGGAAAGCCAAAGCGGCTTCCTTGGTCAGTAGCGCTTCGCCGTGGCGCACCAAGCACCCGGCTTTGCCCGGCGTGTGGCGCCAGTAGCCGACGAAGCCGAGCACGTGGTTCCACGAGTCGCCCGCCATCACACCAGCACCCACCAGTGAGTCAAAAAGCAGCTTCACGCCACCGGCAACGACGTTGTCCGGGTCCCGTCGGCGGTCAGGTTCGCAAAAAAGGAACGAGAAGTACCCCGGGCCAATCTCGGCGACGCGCTTTGCTTGGCAAAGCATCCGAATCTGGCCATACCACTGCTGTTTCAGCTGGTTGTACCGGTTCCACGAGCCATTTTGGCTCGCTTTCCCAGCAAGAAGCTCGTTGAGGCCAGGGAGTCGTCCAGGGACCCATAGAATCACGGCGTTTGCCGCCGTTTCTCCTCGAGCACGCGCGCCAGCACGGGCCCCACGAACCCAAACTTGTCCCCGCCACCAGGCGGCTTCAGCGGGCGGCTCTCCTGGAGCTTCGCCAGGTCGTCACACTGCACGCGCTGGCGCCGGTAGACGTGAGCTAGGTAGCCCTTCGGGTCGCTGCGCGTGGCCGCCTCGGCGTCGAGCGCGCGGAAGGCGCGGTCAACGTAGTCCGGAGTCACGCCAAGGTCCCGAAGAGGCATGCCGCCACACTACCACACGCGCATTACATTGCAATACGTACCTGCCACAGGCTCGCTAGTTCAGTGGTTGCCTACATGTAGGCGTGACATGCAAAATTGTCCCGGCACTTTAATTTTAAATCCAAAAGTACCCCTCGCGTATGGTCACACCTTCGATGAGAAATGAGGCCGTTTTGATGCTGCGCCGTTGAACAGTGCGACGATTTTGCTTGACAACAGTCGCACTGGAATTGTAACAGCCTCGCGCGCGTTCTTACAGGTTAGGTCTCTCGGAGAGAGAGCTAACAAGGGAAGTGCGTCAGCTTTAGCTTCTCCGGTCTGCGGCAGCAGACGCGCTCTGAGGTCATTGGGTCTGAGCTCTGAGTCTGGGAGTCGTCGCGGAGGCGTGTGCGCGCAGGGTGTGTTACACTGTAACGCATGGAAAATGGAACCATCGGGACTCCGGTGACGCGGTGCGACAGGTGCGGGCGGCTTGACGCGGTGGCCAGCTTCGGCGGACACACGCACGCGCTCGGGGAGGCGCTGTGCGGTGTGCATGACGATTGCCCGTGGTGCACGCTTGCCTGCCGCGACACGGAGTTGGCGAACACCCTTCTATTGTTGCAATCCGAGCAGCAAGAGCACGAGCGTACCAGGGCCGCGCTTGCGGCGGCGAACGCGAAAATCGCCTCGTACGATGCTGAGCTGGCCGCTGCTGAGGTCACCGCTACAATGCCGCCTGACGAATTTTTCGGCTCTCTCGGCGTCCCAGTGCCCACTCGCTGATGCCACGCTGGCGCTACCCAATCCACCAGTACAGCATCGGCCTCATCGAACCGCGCCACGTGCGCGAGTTCATCGGCGAGCCCAAATACAAGCAGTGGCGCGCGCTGCTCAAGCGCTGCGACCTGCTGGAGCTCGGGAAGGAGCCGAACAGGAACGGGAGCTGGCTGATACCGCGCACGCGCTTCACCCTCGAGGAGTGCAAGCGGATACTCGAGCGGCGGTACGCGG